GTCTGCTCTCACATACCACTCGGGGACATAATCTAGGTTGTTGTGTTCTTTGTTGTAGTCTATAGCCCATTGACGGGCTTCTGCTTCGTTATCAAAATACTTTGTATCCCAATGCTTGCGACCACTGAACCGATCATACTCAGTTAGAACAACTTTGAACAGGGCTTTGTTAAGAGTGACTTGTGCCATTTTATAGTCCTTTCTCGGGGGTTGCTATCTACTGTACTTACAGTATACTACCGAGTCTATTTTTTGTCAACTAAACACAGGCTTGTCGTTGATAAAAAATTCCCTGTCATCTTTGTTGGTCTTGCGCCATCTGCCGGAAATGGTCAACTCATTTTTCGTGTACATGTCTAACAAACTAAGCAATGGATTGTCGTGTGTGAATGATAGCCTATGTAGGTTACTATGTTCATCACTAAACCAATATTCTTTGCGTTTGTTGTATTTTCTACCCACAGTGAGTGACTTAACTAATTTCAAGTTCTTAGAATGTTCTGCTTTGATAGTAATCTCACGATTATATGTACCGTACAACTCATCCAATTGAGTATCGTATTCGTGAAATTCAGGAAGACGATACACCAATGGACACATATCTTCTTTGAAGATTTTACCATCACTGTGAACAAATGTACTTAGGTCTTGTTTGTATCGGGACATTTGGGTTCCCTTTAGTTTCATGACCATAATCTTTTTACTGTAATAGTCTCTGATGACCTGTGCTTGTGCGATATCTTCACCTGACACATGTTTGAGTAATTCACTGTCTAGTAATTTACTGATAGGTGTATAGGTACCGCCATTGGCATGTTGTTTACGTAAACGAAACCAAGCAACACTGAGAGCTAGTAAATCGTTTTCGATTTCATACACTTGATATTTTTTAACATGTGGTTCATGTGACATATTAAAGTCTACAGCATTCAGTGCTGTAATGTTTGCAAACAAGCCAGGTGAACTAGTTCCAGATTGCCCCAAGACAACGTTAGAACTTAGACCAGAGCCAGCGGCGCCGATTGTAATTGAGGGTATAGCCCCGAATGAGTTAGCCAATTGTAATATCTTCCATTCCAGCAGTGCGTAAACGCACGATATGTCCCATCTGCCATTGCTTGGCTTCGAGACCCTTCATAACACCTAACCATTTATTTCTGAGTAATGCCACTTCGTTAACAAGAACTTCCATATCAATTACTTCGTCCTCACCGTCAGTATATTTCTCAGCATCACGGCTAGTCAATGCTCTATTATACGCTTCTAAATATTTTTGAAAATGTTTTCGGCGAATTCTCCTTAATTGAATATTGAGGTAATTCAATACCGCTTCAATTTCTTGTAGCTGATTAAAACGGTGTTCCGTAATACCGGGCAAATTGGCAATGTTCTTTTCAACATTGCCAAAGATTTTGACTTCATTTTTCGCACCTAGAATCTCAGATTCATAGTGCGAAATGAAATCGGGTAGAACACCTAAGTTTTGTGTAACCTTAGTGTACCAAGTCATTTAATTCCATTCATCATCATCGGAATCACAATCGTAATCTTCATCATCATACTCAGGTTCATCCTCGTGTTGCTCAAGATAATCTTTTACCGCAGTGATGATTTCTTTATGGCCCCTAAAGGCTGCTTTGATATCTTCTGCTTCATAGTTGTTATCGATTAGATAATTGACTAATGTATCTGCCGCTTCACTTTTATCGTTGAAATCGATGTGAGGGCTTAGTACCTCCCACATCTCCGTAACTAAATCTAAACTCATTCTGTAACTTCCTCCTCCGGTGTTACAGTACTTATCGTTGGTTTAATTTTTTCAGCATACTCACTCATAACTTTATCAAGACAGCCATCAGTGTTTGATTCCCATGCTTTACGGAACTTCTTAATAATTTCACCATCAAGTGTTGTATAGACTAATGAGTTGCCTTCTTTCTTGACAAGTTCATCTTTCTCAATCATGTCAAGCATACCTGAGTAAGGGTTCATACCTGTTTCGTACGGAATCTTAATCTGAACTGATTCAAATGGTTTCGCATAGCGAGTTTTCATAATCTTACATGCACTGCGAATACCTCGCACATCAGATACTTTGTTACCATCTTCATCTTCTTTCAGCTTCAACTTCTTCATCGCAACAACGATTGAACTTGCGTAAACGAAACCTTGACCACCTGAAATCTTATCATCAGGGTCAAACATATCTTGTGAAGCATATGTGTGGTTAGTAGCAACTAAACCAACGTTATGACTACCGAACATGTTAACGCAGTTACGAACAAGTGCTGTAAGTGCTTTAGGCTTACGACCCATGTCACCTTTCATATCACCTGCTTCAAACTGATTAACGTCAGTAGGTGTCAATAACATACCTAGACTGTCAAGTACAAACAAGACTTTAGGCTTGTCATCGCTTGGCATTGCTTTGTATGACTTCATAAATTCTGAAATTGTTTTAGCTACGTCATCAATCATAGCCATGTTCAATTTCAACAACTTATCTTCGTCTGTTGAAACACCTAGAGCATGTAGCCATGCTTCGTCTAGCGCATTCTCTGTGTCAATTAAGACAACAAAAATACCTTGCTCTTGTGCGTGGCGAACTAAGTTTCCTGAGCAGATGAAACTTTTTCCTGATCCAGATTCTCCGGCAAAGACAGTAACTTTGCCAAGAGGTACGCCTTTATTAAAATCACCGCTAATGAGATAGTTAAGTGCATAATTTCCTGTCGATATCCAGTCTGTAGGATCGTTGAATCCGATCGACAGACCTTCAATACTTTTTGTGATGTCCTTGCGGAACTTGCTAATGTCAAATGGTTTAGCCAATTTTGTCTCCAGTTTGTTTTAAATATAGTCTATCAGCAAACGATACTTTATCAAGTACGTCCGGGCACTTGTCTGCTAATGCATCGATTTCCCAGTCTTGCGGGAAATGTCTTAATGCTCCTCTAGCTCTGTCTCTGATAATACTTGGGACTCTGGGAGTGCGGCCCGGGTCACATAATTCTTCTAATAGTTTTTTACCTTGCTTGAGGGCACGGTAACGTTCGTCTGGTAATGTCATATACTCTCCTTAAGACAAGGGACCGAAGTCCCTTAGTTCTCAATTAAGACTTGTTTTGTCTAGCACGAATCATTGCTAGAATGTCTTGTGCTTTGTCGCTTGATGTTCCTGTAGATTTAGGAACTTCGATTGGAGAACTTGCTTGTTGTGGTTCATCTTCCCAAGGAGCTGTAGAAGTTTCTGCTACGGGTGCTGCCGCGGGCTGAGATGCTTGTGTTGCCTCAGGCTGTTTTGCCGCTGTTGCTCCTGCAGGTGCCTCTAATCCATATGGACGATAGTATGCGCCCCAACGCTCATTGTCGAACGGTTGACCGTCAACACTTGCTTCGAACATTTCTTTGATTACACGTAATTCTGCTTCACCTGGCTTCTTAGGTAAGAAGTCTGCCAAGTTATACAAACCATGTGCTTCAATGGCTGCTTGCTCTGTTTCAGTCAACGCACTTTCTTTACGTGCCCAGTTACTAGTTGAGTAATCAGCATAACCACCCTTACTTGTTTTCTTAACGTTAAAGTCAAGACCACGTAGATAGTCAGTTGGCAATTCTTCCATTTCAGGATCCATCAAACTAGACTTGATGATTGTGAAGATTTGTGGGCTGATGATGAATCGGCGAATAGGGTTCGCTGGTGTAGTGTCATCACCGATTGGGTTTTGACGAACAAAACCTTGGAACAAGTAACTACGCTTCTTCCAGTACTTGTTAGCCAACTCTTTTAGAGTTTCGTCTTTGTACCAAGGGCGAACTTCTGCCAAGATAGGGCATGACTCACCATACATTTCCATACAAGGAACTTGGACTACAGTTTGCTTGACGTTAGGGTCGCCCTTAACACCATTGAATGGTAGCTTGATGATTTGTCGTTCGATCCAGAAGAAAGTGTTCTTTGGGTCTGCGTCAGGAAGAAAACGAATGTTGGCTTGAGTGCCTTCGTCCATATTCCAGTGGGGGTAGATTGAGTTGTCAGATTGGGTACCAGAACCCTTGTTTTGACCTTTGTTTTCTTGCGCTGCAATACGAGCGCGGATTTCTGCTAATGATGCCATGATATTTTCCTTATAAAATTGAGATGGTCTCTTTTAATATTCGACATTACCTATTAATGTCTAACACAAGATATAGTTTAGCATACTATTTTCTAATGTCAAGAGTATTTATCCCAGATGTGGGAAACCGCACATTTTTGTGCGGTTTTTGGGAGAATTACTTTTTGATAATTCTTAGTATAGCATCGAGGTCTTCTTGTCCCTCTTTCACATCTTTCTTGTGTGCGTCATCCATTGCCTTGTCTAGTGCCTTAGCACCTTTCTTAACAACATCCTTAGCCTTGACTGGTGTAGCTTTGCCTTCGCCCTTACCACCTTCGTCATCGCTATCACGCTTGCCTTTGTAGCCTTCTGAATCCATTTCTGAAACAACAGCTTGGGCATCAGTGTTGATGAAACTCTCATTAGCACCAACTAGTTTACTGATATTATTGTTCTTAACTTTCTCAGTAGGACCTAACTGATTCACACGCTTTTGGTCAGAATCTAAACCTTCGTCAACTTCTTTTTCTTTCTGACGTTGTTCTAACTCTTTAGCATATTGCTTTAGTTTCTCACGGAAGTTTTTGTCCCAATCCGCATCAGGCTCACCTTTTGGTTGAGACTTAACAGCATCGTATTGACCCATGTCTACTTCGTCAACCTTTTCAACATCAGATTGTGCCATACTTGGCTTGCCGTTTTCTGGATTACGTACGCCAGCTTTCTTCTTTAAGTCTTTTAACAAATCTTCATCACTACCGTGACCTAACTTATCTAATACTTTACCGCCTACTTTCTTCACTGTATCCATGAAGCCTTCATCAATGCCACCAAGTTCTCTTTCGATCTGTCTGATCCAACCACTTACATCGCTTGAACCAATCTCGTCAACATCACCTACAAATTCAGCAACGTCACCAATCGCATTGGAAACTTTTTCTGGACCGTATTTCGCTAGCAAGTCAACACGTTGTAATAATATTCTACGTAGAATAGCACTAGCAACAGGACTATCAATATCGTCACCTCCATCTAACATACCTTCAGGTATGCCTACTGGGTTCAACGCATCATTCTCGCCTTCGGTGATATTCTCGTCATCATCGACTTCTTCTGCGGTTCCTTCGCCGGCAGCACCGTCAGTGTCAATATCTTCCTCTTCACTTGCTTCACCACCATCGCCGCCTTCGAGTAAGCTATCTGCCCACTCTGCTAATTGGTCAACTTCTCTCATGGTTGTATCTTCGCTAATGTTCTTTTGTAATTTAGAAAGAATAGGTAATACAGATTGAATACGTGGATCCATAGTCTCTTGTACGAACAATTCGTTTACTGATTCATCTAATTCGTCTTCCATCAATGATGGAGTCCATGATTCAAAGTATGCTTGGTAACCACGGTGCGTTCTCATTTTACCTAAGCATTCACGTAATGATTGGTAATGGTTGATACCTTCTTGTACCAATCTCTGAGTAGATTCGTTGAACTGACCGTTACGTGTAGCACGAACGAATCCAGCCATCTTAGTATGTTCTTCTACTAAGCTATTGATATGTTGGGCTCTGTCATCATAAGGTGTACCACCTTCAGCAATATGACGGGCATATACTTGAGCGATGCCAGGCTTAGTTGTTGGTAGTAAGAAACGTTCTCCGTTCGCATTTTCTACGAAAATACGTGCGATATTACGATAACGTTGTTCGCCTTCTTCTAGTTTACGACTGTGTTGAATAATAATTTTAGCATTGTTAACATTGTCATTATAACTAGCTTGTTTACCCATTGGGTGATAACCTTCGGATACGCTTTCTTTCTTTCTCATATATTCCCTTTGTGCCATGTCTGATTCCAAGTGATCTTGATTCTTTAATTCGAAACTTCTTAGACCGTTTCTAAAACGCCATTGACTTAAATGTTGTACTAGTGAAGACCAGCTATCACTTACGTCAGTTCCTGATGTATTTGTGCTAGGACTATTTTCTACCTCATCATCAAAATAAACGATTAATTTTTTGGAACCGTCTATAGAAACAGATACTTGACCATAGTCAGTTCCGTCTTTGACAAAGTTAAATAGGAATACGCTAGCATCTTCCGGTACAGGGCTAGCCTTACCAGCAGTAGTTAGCATTTTTGGTTTGTAGCCTTTACCTCGTAATAGATCGTATAAGCTACGGTTTAGTGATTCAGAATTCTTGGACATAAAGTATTTATCAACTTATCACAGCAAAGAAGGGTAAAGGAGCAACAAATTCTTCATGGTCTCGGATTTGGTTCTCTAAATCTAAGTGATAGTCGCTTAATTGCTGTAACATTCTAGTTACCAAGAGACTAGCCATAATCAAGTCGTCAGTGTCGCCTATTTTTGCGGCATAACTGCCACCATTAGCAACAAACGCTTTTAATTCGCTTATAAGACTACGACTATTTATGGTCATTTTCTTACTTTCAACTAGAGTTTTGAACTTAGCACAGCTAGCTAACTTACTCTTATTTGTTGTGTTAAATCCTCTACGACCTTTACCGACCTCACTGATGAATATACCCGGTATGCCAGTTTCACCGTACTCATTCAATGATACGATTGCGGCCTCCCCTATTCCGTTACATTCGATAGAATAATAGATATTGTTAGGTTCCCCGGTACAGTCTGCTATGTATTTGTTTATTTGTGCTAGTAACTTGATTTGACTAGGGATATCTGTCTTATTGTGCTTCCATTCACCTACTTGTGTGGTTGTGTTTGCTTCGAATATTTGAATTGCGGCTGGGTCGCCACCTGTACCTAAACTAGGATCCAACCCCACACAATAGATATTTCCCTTCTTGGGTTTCTCATACCAGCGAACTTGTCCCATACGACTGATGGGTTCCATACCATCCATCATAATCAATGTGTTTGGGTTGATAAGTGTTTCATCAGCAATAATGAATTCACAACCAATCTCTCGATTGAAACGATCTTCACCCAACTGAGCTTTCATTTCGTCAGCCCACTTCTGGTCTCTTCCGGGCTGTTCATTCCAGTAAGCACGATAGCTTCTGAAACCATTCACACCTAGTTCCGTAGTGTTTCCAAACTCATCTTCTGTTTTGTTAGCACCCTTCCAAATCAATGCGAATTGGTCTTCGTCACTGTTGGGAGTACTTGTGATAATCGCTTTACCACCAGTTGACAATGTGGGAGTAATAGCTGTCCAGAATTCTTTAGCGATACTTGGTCTAACGAACGCAAATTCGTCTAGATATAGTAATGTAATAGACATACCACGACCTGTGTTTTCAGTCGTTGTTGCTGATACTATGCGAGATCCGTTCTCAAAGTCTAACGAGCCTTTGTTGTATGTGGTGACACCAGCTTTAATATGATCTGGGCAGTTCTCATATGCGTAACGAATACGTTGCATAATTTCCTGAGCACCTGTATATTTGTGTGCCGCAACTAATATCGTACTGTCAGGAACAAACATCGCATACCATAATAGATAACCTGCGGCCGAAGTAGACTTACCTGATTGTCGAGGCATCAAGCTAATTGAGTAACGATATCTGTGGTATGTATCGATCAAACGTTGTTGATAAGGCCAAGGATGATAATTCATTGAACCCTTAGTAGGGTGTTGAATCATAAAGAAGTTATCCATGAAGTATAGATAACCAGTGTTAGGATCACAGCACTTT